ACGTCCCTCACGGAAGCCCAGATTGCCGACCTCCAGGCACAGGTCGACGGCATCGACGAGGACTTCATGGCCTCCATCCGCATGACCCGCACCAACGTCTCCCAAGACGCCTTCACGGGTGGCACCTTCTCGGGCAAGCAAGCCGCCCGCCTCGGTCTGGTCACGGGCCTCGCTGACTCCTTCGAGGAAGCCCTTCGGTCCTTCTGATGCCCATCGACGTCCCTGACTACGTGAGCGAAGCCGCCCGCCGTGGCCTTGAATGGCACAAGGACGGCAAGTCGGGCGACGGCGTCACGGAGCAAACCCTCCGCGAAGCCCGCGAGATGGCGTCCGGCTCCGTCTCCGAGGACAAGGTTCGCCGCATGGGGCCATGGTTCCAGCGTCATCGTCCCGACATGGACGCCCCGAAGAACAAGCCTTCCAACGACGACTTCCCCGGAGCGGGCGCCGTGGCTTGGGCGCTGTGGGGTGGCCCGACTTCGGGCGACATCATGCGGACCGCTGACTGGGCGGAAGCCAAGGTCAAGCAGCTCGACGACGCGAAAGATATTCCAAACCCAGCAAATGCAAGCATGAGCAAACTCACTCCCGAAGCCGAAGTCCTCGAACTCCGTGCCGTCGCCACGGCCCTCACCGCCGAACGCGACGACCTCCGCGCCACCGTGGAGAAGTTGACCGTCGGCGCCGCTGACGAACTGACCGCCGTGAAGGCCGATGTCGTCACCAAGGAAGCGATGATCGCCGACCTCAATGGTCGCCTCGAAATCGCCGCCAAGGAAGCCGAGTCCCTCAAGGCCATCATCGCCGAGGCACAGGCCAACAAGGTGACCGCCTCCCAAGAAGCCGCCAAGATCGTCGCCTCCGTCGGCGTCGAACCCGTGGCCTCCGCTCCTGGCACCGAAGCCCCTGCCGGCCCCGTCGACCACCTCGCCGTCTTCAACGGTCTCACCGACCCGAAGGCCAAGGCCGACTACTTCGCCAAGCACGCCCTCGCCATCTACGGCGGCGTGAAGCTCTAATTTTCCCTAACCCTAATCTCTCCCTAATACATCATGGCTAATTCCATCGCATCCGCTCCTAGCGTCCTCGCCTCTGGCGTGATCGCTGCCCTCGCGAACAAGCTGCCCGTCCTGAACGGCTTCTCGTCCGTCTTCACCTCCTCCATCGCCGGCGCCGGCAAGACCATCCAGGTCCCCCTCATCGGCACGTCGACCGCCACCGAGTTCGGTGCTGGCGGCTACCTCACGCAGGACGACGCCACCGTCACCTCGACGAGCGTCACCCTCAAGCACTTCAAGGTGTCCAGCCGCTTCAGCCCGCTCGACGTCCGCGAGTACGGCATGCAGTTCTTCGCGACCAACTTCGCCGAGACCGCCGCCATCGCCCTGTCCCAGAAGTGCATGACGGAAATCAACAGCCTCATCACCGCCGCGAACTACAGCTCCGGCACGAACGTCGGCGCAAACATCTCCTACGCTGAAGTTGTCGCCGCTCAGAAGACCCTCGACGACGCCAAGGCTCCCGACAAGCGCGCCCTCGTCCTCGGCAACGGCTACCTGTCCGACCTCCGCAGCGACTCGTCCATCATCGCCGCCTTCCAGCTCGGTGCGAACGTCATCTCGACCGGCTCCCTCGGCTCCATCGCCGGCGCTCAGGTCTACCAGTTCAGCAACCTCTCCGCCAACGCCGAGTCCCTCGCGGGCTTCATCTGCGGCGCTGACGCGATCGCCGTCGCCACCGCCCTCCCGTTCAACGAAATCCCTGGCGCTGAAGTCTCTCAGGCCACGGACCCGGCGACCGGCCTCTCGGTGCAGGTCATGGTCATCCAGGAGCAGTCGGGCTACCTCAACGTCACGGCTACCCTCCTCTTCGGTTGCGCCGTGGGTCGTGCGACGTCCCTCCGCCGCCTGACCACCGCCTAAACGGTGGCGGCCTAGCCGCTTAAACGAGACCCCCTTGGCTCACCCCTTGGGGGTCTTTTGTTTTTATGCCAAATCGGGCAAAAGTGATGAGCCTCTATTCTGAGTTCCTGCCCGACGCCAAGGAGATGATTGCCGACTTCGGCGTGGCTGGTTCCGCCAACTCTGGGGCCATCACCTTCCTCTGCCTCATCTCCGACCCCGCCGTCACCACCGTCCTCGAAGCAGGGGGGTATTGTGAGCGTACCCAGTACACCGTCCGCCTTCCCGCCGTAACGGCCTCCTGGAGCCTCCCAGATGGGTCTAATGGGGCATCGGCGGCCCTACTGTCGGGCGGTGTCCCCATCGCCTCCCTCGCCCAAGGGAAGAAAATCGTGGCTGGGGGCAAGACCGTCCGCATCACCACCCAGACCTACAAGCCCGGGTCCGCGTGGATCACGCTCGTCGTCATCGACGACAATCAATAAAGTGGGGCTGGTTCACTCCAACGTCGGCACCTTCAACAAGGCCCTGACGGCCTTCGCCCAAGAGGTCGGCTGGACCATCGAATACGCCGCCCTCCGCGAGGCCGCCCTCATGTGCCGGGACGCCATCGTCTTCACGCCTCCCTTCAAGGATGGCGGTGGCGGTGGCGAAACCAAGCAAGCCGAGCTTGTCGGTCGCCGTGCCGTGGAGCGGGACATCAACACCATCTTCGTCGCCAAGAACGACAAGGCCCGCATCACGGGGGCAGTCCTGCTCAACAACATGGCATCGGCAGCCAAGCGCCGAAACTATGGGGACTTCATGAAAGCCCTACAGGCCGCCAACGAGAAGACCATACAGTTTGACGCCCTCATCCCGAACAAGATTGTCGCCGACTCTGACACCCTGCGGGCTTACAAGAAAGCCCAGAACTTCTTCAACCAGTCGACGGGGATGCAAGGCACTGAAACCGTCTCCGACCTCCGCCCCGTCCACAACCGCGTCAAGCGACTGACCCGCCAAGGAAAGACAAAAATCGAGAAAGGCCGCGGCGACTATTTGGGCAAGTTCCTCGTCGAGTCCAAGGCCGAGCTGAAGGCCTACATCAAGGAACGCCAGGACGATGTCGGCAAACTTAAGTCGGGCTGGTGGAACGTCATGCAGGTCATCCCCAAGCCCAAGAAGAAGGGCGTCGACCAGACCTTCGGACGCAAGGGCGTCGCCGCGTATGTGAAAAAGTTTCCCGGCAATAACTTCCAGCGCCTCTACTCCACGCCCAAGGCGGTCAACTACTCCTTCGGCAACATGATCGGCAACGCCGACAACAAGGCGTCCCAGAACAACGTCTCGGGCTTGGTCTATGCAAACGCCATCGCCCGCATCGAGCGGGACACCGAGCAGCTTCTCCGCCGCGACACCAAAGCCTTCAACTCGGGGCAAATCACCTAACCTTTATGGGCACAAAATCCATCCGCCACATCGTCGAGTCCACGCTCGCCACCTACCTGTCCACGCAGACGGGCCTCACCACGGTCTCCTTCCTGACGGGTGACTCCGCCGCGACCCAGACCCTCCCGAAGGCCGTGGTCCTCTGCGACTCCGCGCGCCCGCCCGGTAGCCTGCCCGAGGGTGCCGGGAACTACGACTGCTCGGTCCGCATCACCCTCTTCTCCAACGCCGACGACACGACCCTCGCCGATCACCGCCTCCGTTGCGCCGCCTTGGTCGGCAATATGCGAGACCTTGCAAGCATCCAAGCAGCCTTCACGGCTGGGGCCGACGCGTCCTGCTACGACGTCACCATCGGGTCCGAGGACGAAGGGGTGGACGAACGCTCCTGGGCTACCGCCTTCTCCTTCTCGGTGATGGTCTGCCTCGCCTCCTGATAGTTATTCCAAACAGGGCAAAGACAAATGGCCGCCGTCTCTACTGGAACCACCTGCCTCTATGGCATCTCGAGCAACGTCACCAATACCTCGGGTGTTTTAAGCACGCTTTTTTTGCAGTCTTACTCGGTCAACACGACCTTTAACCTGTCGAACACGGTGTCTGACGAGACTGGCCTGACCAAGACGGCCCGCTACGACGACCGAAAGACGGAACTGACCATCGAAGGCATCTGCAAGACGGCGGTTATGCCGGTCATTGGCGACTCAATCACTTTCACGATTAACGCTGAAACGGCCTATCCCAGCGGCGTCAAGTCCGTGACCTACGTCGGCACCATCACCGGCGTCTCCCAGAACGGGTCCAACAAGGACTTCACTTCGGTCACGATTACGGCGGTCGACTACGAAGGCGTCACGCCTTAATTGACCCAGCGGACGGCAGGGGCATAGTCCAGGAATGGACGACCGCTTCCTGAACGCCTTCATCGACCCGGCTCCCTTCAAGTTGCTGGGTCGTTCGCTTTATCCGTGGTGCCTC